ACTCTAGCAATAGAGTCCTTCGCAATTTTAAACCCGGTTGTACTACCAGAAGCACTTGTTGAACCGAATCCATTGTCTGAGTACATATAGTACTCATTTTTAATCTTTTTAGTAGGAACACCACTATGTGGGTCCTTACTCTTCTTGTCAACCTCTCGTATAAGTTTTAATTTACGAGGGTCACAATAACGAAGTTCTTGTATTCCTTTCTTTAAATCTTTCGGATTAATTACAATATGGTAATTTAATCTTCCATCAACATAAAACTTATGGAACATATCATAACCATTATTCGCCATATCAAACAAAGTTACGATATTATCAAATTCCTCAACAATACGTTCTTTTACTTTATCAGGTAAGTCAGCCTCACCCAATGTAATACTTACAACGCTTTCGTCCATTTCGACTGATATCGCTTCATTAACGACATCATCGACTGCCTGACTAATCTCAGGCTGCATAGCCATATTACGATATTTTGTGATAAGCTCAGATTCCGACTTAGCGGAACCTTCCATATCTAGTATCGTACTATAAAAACCACCGAGGGAATTACTACTTACAGTAATTGCCCCGTCATCATTTTGAGGCGCTACAAAAGAGACTGCATCTTTATTAGTCTCGTCTTGCGGCCTCGTAATTTCAAAGCCAAATATTTTCATTATTTAATACCTAATTAGGTTGTTGGGATTCCAGTTGCACCTTCAACACGCCAGAAGTCATAGCTAAATGTTACCGTAAATTCTTCGATAGCATCAACTGTTGACCAGTCCATTGTGATTTGGTCGACCTGGGTAGGATACATCCCTTCAAAGACGTATGTTCTTATTGCGTCTCCATCTTTACTATATTGTGTTATAATACCATTCGATTTATAATCTTGTGGAAGAGCACGAAGGTTGCTATCGTGTGTATTGATAGCATTCATCCACGCTTCCATACCATTTCTGACTATAAAGTCTTCGTCGTTGATAATTGTTACAGTCCAATCTGCAAATGTTCTATCACCTGCATACTTAATCTGACGACCGAAGTAGTTAGTATTGAAAGACCCTACTGTAGAGGCTGGAATACCAGCTGCTCTACACATAAATGGGACTTTAAAATCTGCTTCTGGGGCGACAGGGTTAAGGATTTGAACTTGGAACAGACTAGGACGGGCACCACCACCTACTAGTTGTGATTTAAATTCATTAATATTAAATGCCATGTTCGTATTCTCCTTTTAATACTTATTTATTAACCGATTGAGCCAACAATTTCTTCAAACTCAATCCCGCTTCGTGTTGCCACAAAGGTTAATTCAATAACGTTAATTGACCTTGCAGGCTTGATAAAGATGTTAGCTTTAAATTTACCTTGGTCAACAACTGCAGGAGTATTCACTGAAGCATCAGAAACAACTCTGAAGTCAATAATTCCACGTCTGCCTTGAATTTCTCTTAGGAAAGGTTCAACGATATTCTTAAACTGTGTTTGAGAAAACTCATCATTCAGTTCAAATAAGAATGATTGAGCTGCGTTAGCGATCGCCTTTTCAACAGAGATAAACAATCTACGTACATTTAATCTGTCAAATGCACTTGGTAGACCTAATCCAGTCTTATCACCAAATAGTACAATACCTTGTCCTACCTGACTCATTACTGGGTTAATATCTTTACTGTATAATTGGTCACGTTGAGCTTTGTTAGGGTTAAACGCGAGTTTAACAACATTCTTAATTACGCCCTTACGGAAACCTGCTGGAGATTCAAAAGGTTCAACTCTTGAAGCAAGTCCTGCAGTATCACCATTTAATGGTACATATCTGTATACATCGTTGTACTTGTCATATCTGTACTTATATCCAGAATCCATAAAGAAGTATGAACTATTTTGTAAAGCATTTCTGTATGCAATTACATTAGATAGTTTTGTATTTGTTTTGTTTTCATCAACAACAGCTTCTTTAGAAGGTGAGATGAAAGCAACAGCGTCTTTTCTATAATCTGCAATATTACTAATAATGTAATTTGCAAGATTACCAGAGTTATCACCCTTACCTTGTAATACGAAAGAAACATCAATTTCATTTGAGTTCTTAAATAAATCGTATCCACCTGCTAAAGGCCCGAGAGTTGTAGCAGATTCAGAAGTACCATCAGTACCTAGTGCTAAACTTTCGTATGTGCTTGATTGTGCTGATGCTTCAAAATGTGTTGTATTAGCAACTTCTACCCAACTTGATTTATTTAAAATTACATCTTTATAGTAGTTTGTTGAACCATCAGAAAGTTTTGCAGTTGAAGTTGTTGAAACATCTTCGTATAACTCTAATGCTGCACCTGCTTCACCTGAAATATCTCCATCTTCATCAATTACGATAACATGATAGTTACCAGATTGTGGAGCTCTACCAAATAAGCTGTGGTATTTCCACTTACGATTAAGTGACAATTTGCTTAATTCAGTTTCTGCTAATCTGTATGAATTACCTAAACCTACTGTGTATTCGTGAGATACAATCAGTGAGGTATTAGCTGTTACATTACCTGATGAATCAAGAGTTCTTTCAGCAAAACTTGTTACTGGAATGTCTTGATATCCAACAGAGTCGTTACCAACTACGATAATATCATCAACTTCCCACTCATCTGCTGCAAGAGCATTAGGTGGTGTAACTTCAAATACAATCTCTGTTGCGTTGAAAGCTAATGTTTGTGAAATTTGTGTATTACCTGTTAATTTACTACCAGATATATCTGCAACAGCAATTACATCAGATTCGAATTTATCAGACTTAACATATCCAACTTCTAAGGAATTACCTAAAGCTCCAGGATATTTTGCGTCGAATGCGCCGAATGTGTGTAATTGTGTATTAGCGTTTGATGTATCTGATGCTGATGCAGTGACTGCACCGTTATCTACTCTAGCTACGTAAAGAGCATTTGCATATGAAAGGTAATCTGCTGCTACAAAGAATGTTTCGTAATTATCATTGGTTGGTGTACCAAATCTTGCTACTAACTCGTTCTCTGAAGAAACAAGAATTGTTTCGCCTACCGGACCCCATCTAAATACACCTGCGATTGCGGCAGGTGGCGTTGCGATGGCCGGAACCGCTGCTGATGCGTCCACTTCACGAACTATTACCGAAGGACTTACGGAAAAAGCCATATTATTTCTCCTTTAAAATTATCTATTTAAAATCTTAGTCTAAAATTAGTTATCACTAGTTCTATTTATAAAAACTGAATGTTTATCAGATTTGCCATGATTCTCTTACCAAATCGAATCCATCATCTTCTTGTATCTCACTACCATCGTCTATAAATCCGAATGGTAATAAGTCTTGTTCTATCTGCTCTTCTGTTTTTTGTCTTAAACGCATCATCGTATTAATATCAGTAAGGTCTTTGAAAAAAGTCTGGTCCGTTAACCATGAAAATATGACTAAGTTCATAACTAAGTCATCATGGGAACCGGATTCAGCCTCATACGAAGAACCTCTTTTCGAAAATCGCGATAACTCTTGTATTGTGTTATAATCCTGTATTAATAGCTGATTTTGCTCTATCAGCAATTTTAATATTGAACAACCGATACTTTTAACACTTCTTGTTGTTCTTATTCCATTATCTACTCTTTTACCAAATCCGCTTGAAATTCTTTTACCAGACCTTCCAGCATTTTCAGTATAAAGTAGATTCTCATACCCATAGTCCATCAAGAGTACATCTGATACTTGTTCACCGATATCATTAATTTCGATGAGTATCGCACTCTCGTTGTACATTAATCCTATTCTATATATAATAGCTGCGAAATCCACTGGGCTAACAGTGTTATCTCTATAGGTACAAACCTGATTATAAGGCATTTTTGTGATATCTATTACATTAAATGTACTATAATCTAGTCCTTTTCCTCGAGATACGTCGACGGTCATTACATAAGTATGGCCTTCTTTTGCAGCTTCATATTGTGTTATTCCCTCACCCTCTTGTATTGGTCGAGAATAAGCTAATTCTTTTAATTTGGAACCATCAATAAGAGTTCCTGAGCTACCTAAAAATTGGCAGCAATATTCTTGGTTAAATTTTTCTTGGTCAAAATCTAATGCTTCAAGCGTTTCGTTTTTCCATTTTTCATCACGGCCAGGAACATCGGTCCACATAACTTCAACAAACTCATAACCATTGGTGCCTTCTCTTGCGCCTTTACATGTTTTCCAAAAATGATTCAAACCATTAGGTGTTGATGTCATTAATAGCTTGGTTGTTTGACCAGATGATATTGTTGGATAAACTGAAGCAAAGAATTCATCAAACCCTTCAATAAACGCAACCTCGTCCAAATATAGGAATGAGATTGATTTACCACGAATAGCACTTGATGTCGTAGTACCAGCGTAAATCTTACATCCATTTTCCAAAGATATATTACCTTTGTTCCATTCTTCAATACCTTGCTGCATCCATTTAGGTAATGCTTCGTAAGCAAGTTGTACTCTACCTAATACTTCACGAGCTGCATCTCCTTTGTTAGCAAGTATTGCAACTGTTTTAAATTCGTTAAAAAGAATATAATGAAGAATTACAGCCACTGCTGTTGTAGTTTTACCACTCTGACGAGCAGTTAATACAGCAACACGTCGGCTCTTTGTAATCTTTTCTGTTATCTCTTTTTGATAATCGTACATATTGAGTGGAACAAAACCTTTGTCAACATGTACAATTTTAATATACTTCTGTGCAAAATATATTGGGTCCTCTGCACATTTAGCATACTCCTTAAGCATTTCTGGAGTATACTCAATCTGCTCATTAGAACGCTTGAGATAAGTATTTCCTAAATATCCGTTAGTCACCTTCGCCCTTAATCATTTTAAGGAGGTCAGCTGTGGATACAATTAGGTTATTGTTGGTCACATTTGTCTCCGTTTTTGTTTCTTCTTTAGCATAACGCTTCTTTGTTGACATTTCAACATAGTCTTTGTTAGCATCAAGCAACGTTTTCATTAATGTAGACACAACTTCAAATGCTCGTGGAGATTCTGATTGTTTAGCAATTTCAACCATTTCCTTTATAGAATCATCTCCTAAGCTAATAATGTTTTCGATATTTTGTTTTGCTAACTCAATATCTGCTAAATTTTCTTCAGCGCCTTCATCAATAACTGCTGGAGGCTGAATTGTTTGTTCGACTGGTAAGTTTTCCACATCATCATTAGTAGAAAAAGCATTAGCAGGTAAATCAGGTAATTTGTCTGGATTTAATTCGTCCAGTATTTCCTGTTTTTCTTCATCACTCATTTTATCAGCTTCTCCGTACCAATTAGCTCTCTCAGGTTTCACTTCATCGTCATGTACATCGTTTAGTGACCTCATATTGAGTGCTTGTGCAATCTTATCGTCGCTCATTTATTATTTATCCTTCTTTAGTCATCTTCCAGTCACCATCCGTATTTACCCAAGCACAAGCTTTTCGTAAACCTGATGTACTGAACCTATGGTCTCTTTTATTAAAGAACAATTCGATATCTCTTTTGCGGCAAATATCTTTACCAGTAAATTCTTTATCTCTATACTCATCACCTAAAATACGAACATCAATATGATACAATTCCAAAATATCCATAAGGTCTTGTTCAGTATTGTAAGGTATAATCTCGTCAACATAACTTACAGCTTTGAGCTGTGTATATCGTTCAACGATTGATTGTATAGGTGGGTTCTTTTCTTTTGGTCGGTCAAGTGCTGGGTCCATTTGTAATCCAACCATTAAATAATCACATTGGGCTTTTGCATCTCTTAACATTTGTACATGACCAGCATGTAATAAGTCAAATGCACTACATGTAAAACCAATTCTCATAATATTCTCCATTATATTTGTACGCCATTATATATTATAACACGTTTTATAGCAAATGTCAACCCTTTTATGAAGAAGGTGCAGTATTTGCAATATCTGGTGCGTAATCCCAATTATCATCAAAGTCAATCAAACTATAGTCAACTGAAAGACTTTGGTCAGTTGTAGGCTCATTATTCGCTGTCATGCCTGGTTGTAATGTATAGAATTCTTCAGGCTCTGTATTTGCTGTAGAGTCTGTAGCATATCGTACATCGATAAACTTGATAATTCCTTTCTCTTTTTCTGGTCCGAAGAACCATGCTTTCATTGTAAAGTTTAATGTATAAACAATACTTCGTCTTTCGTCAAAGCTACCTTCATATACCTCGTCCATAGATACACCATTTAATACTAATGGAATATCAAGTGGTTCCAAACCATCAATTAATCTTACGGTTTGTGTATAGTCAGGATTAAAGAAAGGTACAATTTGTTCTAATAATTTAACAGCATCCTCTTGGTATTTAGTCATAATATACAATGAGAAATCTAAATTGTATGGAGTTCCACCATACACAAATTTACGACCACCTGCTGCATCATCAACTGTAGTTTTTCTTATCTTAGTAACTGGTGATAATTTACGGTCAGAGTCGTATTGCATATTCGTTAATTCAAACGACATACGAGGTAAAGAGATTGCTGTCTTTGTTTTAAAATCTGGGTTCTGTTGAAGTCGTGATAATATCTTTTGGAATGGTGCATAAGATATTGGAACAATCATTGATTGTTGTGTTACTCCACCATTGTCAACTCTTTTAACTTGAAGCTGATTAAAGTAAGTACCAAATAATGCTACGTATTTTCGAGTTGTTGCGTTATAAAAATAATTTGCTATAGCCATTAGGTATCACTTATGCTAATATTCTCTGTGAATGGGTCAACTTCAGTAAAGTCGAGAATATTATCTCCTTCTGTTTCAAACGAATAGTTATCTGCTAAATTATCAGCTCCAACTGCGTCTGGGTGTGTATTTGAAAGGTCGGCAAGAGTTGTAGTAACTGTTGTATCAATATCATCAAAGTAATCATCGATGTTAGGATGTCCAGTATTAAATCTCTGTCCGCTGTATTCGATGAGCTCACATCTCATATCATAAACTTGTAATGCACCTGTTTGATAGAATACGCTCTCATGCTCTACAAATTTAATCTCAAACATTTTTTCGTTGAGTGGGAAGTAAATTAAATCTCCTTCGTTTGGTCGTATCATTTCAACAACTTCACGAGTTACATATTTTTCAAATGTTCTATTTGCTACACTGAATGTAATACTATCACGGATTTGTAAACCGAATTTAGAAAGGAAATCACCTTCACCTTCAAAGCCATCAACGTTCTTAACATAAGCTTCAAATTGAAATACTTCATCGTATAATGGTAGGTCGTCTTCGTTTAGAATTTCATCAACAGCACCGAGCGATCGCTTAACGTATATAACGTCGACTCCGTACATTTTGATACTCTCGATAACTAAATCGTCAATTAAATTTTGCTCATTGAAGTTATCGTAGTTTCTAAAGAATACATTTGTTGCCATATCACTATGTTATCCAATAAAGTTGTAGGTCAGTGGTTGGTAAGCTCTGATTGCTTCTTCTTCCATATTTTTTCTTTCTTCTCTAGCTTCCTGAAGAATTTGTTCACCATTAAATGATACACCACCTACAAGCTGCATATTAGTAAACTTAGTTAAATTGAGTCCCCATTGTTCTCTTACAAGTACAGTGGCATAATTTTGTAACCATCTGTCACCCCAAACATCACTGTATGTAGCAGGGTCAATTACATCGTATGCTTCAATAATAATGTATTCGCCGACTGTAAGAAAATCGTTGTTGACGTCGATATGTAATTTGTTAACATGTTTGTTATAACGAATCATTGGTTTACCTACAAGAATTTCTTGTAAGAACTGAAGATGACTCATTGCCATATAATAATTCTGAACGTTATAACCTGTAATATCTTCAATGTTATTTAAAACAAATTGGTATTGAACATTAAAGATGCCTGAACCAGTTGAAAGATTTGTTGTTAATGGGAATATACCTGAAATACCTAAAAGTCCATCTGGTAAAGAGATATAGCCATTCTCTCTATCTCCTTTTGTTACAGTTGTAATAGTAGCTGTAACTCCAGAGTTTGTACCTGTTACTGTTTCGTTTGCCTGGAAAGGAATTAATTCTTTATGACTAAGAGAGTCATATCTTAGTGTTGTGCCAGTAGAATCTTTAGAAACTTTAGCAGTAGCACCTGATGTTCCACCCGTTACTGTTTCGCCTAATACGAAATTACCCGCAACTGCAGCATCAAGTTCTAATACACTACCTGTAATTTGGTGTTTGAGATAAACTTGTTGACTTCCGTTGTAGTGGTAATCTCTCCAAAACGATACTGCTTCGTCAATACGGTCTTCCACTTGCTCGTCTGATACATTAACCTCGATTACAGGTGCGCCAATTTTTCTAAGGATATAATCCTTGAAAAGTTCTCTGCTATTTGGTATTGACATTATTCTTCTCTTTTACCTATATTATAGTATTTATTTGTTAAGTCGTCTCTGCAAGAGTTCTAATATTGATACCTATTTCTTTTATTTTTGTATCGTTATAACCAGATGCTCTTATCCAAAACTCAAGTTTTCCATCAGT